TTGGCGGGACAAGCTGGCGCTGACCGAAGCCGGATCGAACGCCCGTCTGGCGGTCGAACGCAACATTTACGAGCTGGAAAAGCAGCTTGCCGTGCAAGCCGAACGCGATCAGCTCGACCAACTTAAGGCCGATCAGAAGGTCGCGGATGCGAAATTCGCCAACTACAAGGCGGCGATCAATGACGAGGCTGCGCTTGGTCAAATTTCGGCCACCGAGCAGGTCCGGCAGGAGCAAGATCTCCTCGACCTCAAATGGTCTTACGACCTGGCATATTACGAGAAGAAGCTTGACGCCGCACAGAATGATGTCCGGACCCAACAAAAAATCATCGAAGAACAAGAGCTCGCCTACGAGAAATATGTTGGCGAGGTCCAAGCGCTTGATACCAAACTGGCAGAAGCAAACAAAAAAGCGTGGGACGATTTGGTTGCGCCGGTCGAACGCGCGGTCGATACTTCTGTCACCGGCATCATCCTGGGCACGACGACGGCGCAGGCGGCGCTGGCGAACCTTGCTCAGTCGATCATCGCGGAATTTCTGAATTCGGCGGTGAAAGGCGTCTTCAGCCAAATTGGGAATTTCTTCGGTGCCGGTATCCTCGGAGACGGCGGCGGAGAACAGGACTTCTCGGGAGGTCTCACCGACGCCGGCGAGGAGGTCGCGGGCGGCGGCCTTGCCGAAGGCACGGGCCTCAGCAGCCTGTCTGGCTCGGGGGGTATTCTCGGCAGCCTCTTCAAGGGGATCGGCACTTTGTTTGGCTTTGAGCGTGGAGGCATCGTGCCGAGCGCGCAGGGCGGGTGGGCAGTACCGAGCCTGGGGCCGGGCGGGGTGCTCGCGCAGTTGCACAGCAATGAGATGGTGCTGCCTGCGAATATCTCTCAAGGTTTGCAGAACTTGATCGCCGCACCAAACGGCGCCAATGCGAGTGGCGGCGGTGCCCCCGTTGTCGTCAACTTTGGCGTCTCAGCAATGGATAGCCAGGATGTGGCGCGGTTTTTTCGCAGCAACGGCAGTGCGCTTGTTACGGCGATCAACAACGCGATGCGCAACGGATCGATGCTGCGGACGAGCTGATGGCAGACATAGGAGTTTTCCCGTCGCTGCCCGGTCTCGCCTGGAGCGTCACCAAGACGCCAACCTTTCAGACCCGCATCCAGCGAGCGGTGTCCGGGCGGGAACTGCGAGCGCTCGATTATCCCTATCCGCTGTGGCAATTCACGCTGGTCTTTGATTTCTTGCGTGACAACCCAACAGCCGGCTACGACGAGCTGCGAACGTTGATGGGGTTCTTTCTGCTCTGCCGGGGCGCCTTCGGCACGTTCTTGTTTCGAGATCCGAGCGATGATCAGGTCACGGGTCAGCAGATCGGCGTCGGCGACGCCAGTACGACTGTCTTCCAATTGCAGCGGGCAATAGGTGTGACTTTACCGGGGGGCGGTTTTTTGGAACCCGTTGTGGCTCCTAACATTCTCAGTGCTGCTTACCTCGATGGCATCACGCAAAGCCCGGGAAACTACAGCGTAGATCCGAACACCGGATTGGTCACATTCAGTACGGCGCCCGGCAGCGGGCTTATTATCACCGCCGACTACAGCTATTACTTCCGGTGCCGGTTCGTTGACGACAGCTACGCTTTCGAGAATTTCATGTTTCGACTTTGGCAGCTGAAAAAGCTCACCTTTATTTCGGTGCGGCCGTGAAGCCTGCTTCAGCCGCCCTGATTGCGCTGCTGAACAGCGGCGAACAATTCATAATGGCCGACCTTTACACCTTCACCCTGGTCGGCGGCGCAACTATTCTACGTTATTCGGCGGCGCCGACGCCCATTGTCGCTAATGGGTACCTCTTCGGGGTCGGGCCGAAATTCGAACGCTCGAAGACTAAGGTCGTGATCGGCACGCAGGTCGACGAGCTCGACATCAAGATCTACCCGGAGGCGACCGACCTCGTCGGCTCGACGCCGTTCCTCGAGGCCGCGTGGCAAGGACAATTTGACGGCGGACTGGTGCAGTTGGAACGCGCCTTTATGGGTGCTGACGCAGGCGGCTATGGCGACACCAGCGCCGGAACAGTAATCCTGTTTTCGGGGCGGATCTCCGACATCGATTGCAGCCGCACCGGCGTCGAGATGAAATGTCGCTCTCACCTGGAACTGCTCAACATCCAGATGCCGCGGCGACTGTGGCAGTCGAGCTGCACGCATGTCTTCGGCGACGCGATGTGCCTATTCAACCGGTCGAGTCTCGCTGCAACGTTCTCGGCCGCCAACGGATCGACGACGACCGTCATCCAGGGGGCGCCAACGACGGCTACGCCCTACGCGCAAGGGACGATCATCGGCATCACTGGCGGCAATGCGGGCTACAGTCGCACGATATCGTCCTTTGTCAGCGGCGGCACCGTAACGGTCAAGCTTGCCTTTCTGTCGTCTGTCGCCGTCGGCGATCAATTCCAGTTGTTGCCGGGTTGCGATCGCACGCTCGCGACCTGTACCAACGTCTTCAATAACGCCCTCCATTTTGGCGGCTTTCCGTACATCCCGACTCCAGAGACCGCGGTATGACCCGCCTTGAAACGGATCCGCGGCGACTCGCCATCTCCGAGGAGGCCCGAAGGTGATTAGGCACACCCTATCACCAGATGGGTCAGGTCAAGGGCGCTGACACGGATTGCCTGATGATGCTCGCTGAGGTCTATGAGGCCTGCGGCGTCATCCCGTATCTGGAGATCCCATCTATCCAGCGGATTGGAACCTTCACCGCGACGCGGAACAGTACCTCGACGGCCTGATGCAGTACGCGTTCGAAATTTGGGGCCGCCACCGCCAGGGGACGTCGCGGTTTTTCGCTTCAGCCGCTGCCACACCCATGGGGCGATCGTGGTCGAATGGCCGCGGATCATCACGCGCGGGTTACCATGGGGATGATCTATGGAGACGCCAAGCAGACAAAGCTAGCCAGCCGCGAACCGTGTTTTTTAATCCATTCCTTAGCATCTTTGTGGAACCAAAATGACCGCCAAAAAAACCGCGACACAGCCGCAGCGAAGCGCTGTGCTTGTGATGGTGTCTATATCATTGTCGGGCCTCGTTGCCGCGACCGCGGCTGCTGGGTATGAGATCGGCAAGGGCAAACCGCCAGAGATCGTGACCGTTATCAAGGAGGTTCCGACCGTCATCACTGAGAAGGTTCCTGAGCCGTATGAGGTAAAGGTCTATTACCCAGTCGCGTCTCCGATTGCCAAACCGCCCCACGGCCACTGTCCGTCCGTTGCCGATGCTCTCAGTATGTTTGAATTCCTGCAGATCGATCGCAGGGTCGATACGCTTACCGAGGACAAATAAAAAAACCGTGGGCGGCATTTGTCGGTTTTGGCAGCGGCGCGAAGCAGCCGACTGCTGCGGGGCGCTGCAATTCTCATCTGCGCAGCGCGGCGGTTGCATACCACTCGTCTATGGCACGACCCGCGTCGCTGGGATACAGCCGCCTGGCGGGCACCAATGCGATCGGCAGTGATACGCAAGACGACACCGTTACGTTGCTGCCTCGCGCCATCACGGTCGGCGCCGGCGCCGGATCAACCGGTCTGGTAATCCAGGGCGCACCGACCTCGACCTGGCCCTTTAGGCTCGGCACCATCACCGGCCTGACGGGCGGGAACGCTGGCGCGAGCCGGACCATTGACGGATTCACGAGCGGCCAGACCGTTTCGGTCATACTCGCGTTCCTATCGCCGATCCAGCCTGGCGATCAATTTCAGATCCTGCGGGATGTGATCGCACGATGACGACGTGCAACAACGTCTTCAATAACCAGCAGCTCGGCCAGAGCACCGGGCGGTTTGGCGGCTTCCCGTTTATTCCACTCCCGGGGACAGCAGTTTGATGGACGACGGTTACGAATGCCCGTTTGAGCACCTGCACGATACCGAGGCGGGCGCCATAGCGTGCAAGCGTGTGGCGGTTACTCGCGAGGCTGAGACGTGGTTGGGCACGCCCTATCATCACATGGGCCGGGTCAAGGGCGCTGGCACGGATTGCCTGATGATGCTCGCCGAGGTCTATGAGGCGGCCGGCATCGTCCCTCACATTGAAGTCACCTTTTATCCACCCGACTGGCATCTGCATCGCGACGCCGAGCGCTATCTCTATGGTATGATGCGGTACGCGCGCGAGATTCCAGGGCCACCGGAGCCGGGTGACGTAGCACTGTTTAAATTCGGCCGTTGCTTTGCGCATGGCGCGATCGTCATAGAGTGGCCTTGCCTGATCCACGCCTGGCACAGTGCCGGCGTGCTCTATGCCGAGGCGAAGCAGCCCCAGCTAGCGGGGCGCTCGGTGCGCTTTTTTGACCCGTTTGTCTGATGGGCGGAATTCTTGGCGGCGGCTCCAACGCCAAGCAGCGGCGCACTGTCGGCTCTCTGCAGTTCCAGACCTCTCAGGCCGGCAGCGTGATCCCGCTGATCTACGGGACGACCAAAGTCAGCCCCAACCTTCTCGACTATGACGATTTTACCGCGACGCCGAGTAAGCAAGCCGGAGGCAAAGGCGGCGGGGGCGGCAAGGGCGGCGGCCAGCAATATATGTATTCCGCGTCATTTATCGTTGGGATATGCCAAGGGCCAATCGCCGGCTTCGGGATGGCCTGGTGGGACAAGAACATCGGGACCGTCGCCGTACTTCAGAGCATTTCGAGCATCAGTCTCGGTACCGACGGGCAGGCGATCGACCCCTATTGGGCGAGCGCCCATTCCGCGAAGGCGATCGGCTATTCCGGCACTGCAAACATCGTCTTCGCTAATTATCAGCTCGGCAATACTGCGACCCTGCCGAATTTCAATTTCGAGGTGATTGGCGTCGGCGCTGGCGCATCGGGTGCCTCGCCCAACGGCTATGACGCCAACCCAGCTCAGATCGTCAGCGATTTCTTGACGAATGCACGCTATGGGGCGAATTTCCCGTCGGTCAATCTTGACCCGGCAATGACGTCGGGGATTGCTTCGTCCTATGCGAGCTATTGCGCAGCACTCGGCTTGTTCCTGTCACCGCTGCTCGACCAGCAGCAGGAGGCGCAGCAGTCACTTGCCGACATCACGAAGGTGACCAACAGCGCGATCGTGTGGTCCGGCGCACTGTTGAAGATCATCCCTTACGGCGATCATACGGTCACCAACGCCTTCACCCTGGCGAGCTTTACCGGGGCGCCGACGCAGGGGGGCGGCGACACGATCAGCCTGACTTTTACTGACCCGGCATTACAAGGCGGCGTGCCCTATAATGTCACCTACACGACCTTGCCGAATCTACAGATGCCAGGGGCGATGGGCGGGCTCGCCCAAGCCGTTAACGCCGACCCCAACCTCGTCGGGTTTGACATCCTCGCGTCCGGCGTCGGCCCCTCCGGCGTTATGGTCATC